GTCTTACCACCCTTGGCGAACTTCGTAAGAGGTTTACCGGGGTGCATCGCTTTCTCGTGTTTGTGAACCGCTTTCTTGGCGTCCATGATAACTCCTACGTTGTTACTACTGACACAGTTCCAACAGATGTGATGGCTACAAGATAGTTAGGCGTCAATCCAGCGTCACTAGAACTTGCACCGCCAACCGGATTCCATCCCCACTGTATATCTCTAGATCCACCGGAAGGAAACCCGTCTTCATTCGTTCCCGACGTTACATACGTCGTATCCCTTCTGGGATTACGCAAAGCCTGCGGGTCATCTACAGGATACATCCCTAATTGCAACTGGGGATGATCTGGATCATAGCATTCAGTACAAACCAGCAGGTTATAACGTTTAGTCTTGATTATCTCTTCGCGCAGGGTTTGCAGCTTGAATTGCTGGCCGCAGCGATCACACATCGCAATCGCTTTTTTGCCGCTGGCAAATCTATTACCCATGATTACGAGCTAGCACCGCCGATAAACATCTGCCTCGGAACGAAACGTACGGCAGCTTTCTCCCTGTCTTCCCCGGCTGCGATATTAAACTGTTCTTCGTATACCTCTTTCAACATAGGTACACGGTTCATAAGCTCAGGCACTTTCATTGCAATGTGATATGCAAGCCCTGCTACTAAGCAAGGTAAGAACCTAAAGTTCATATCTGCCGTCTGCAAACCTGCTCCGGCGTCCTGTACGCGCCTCAGATACCAATACACGAATTGGTACGTCTGCGTGTTATCCGGCGTGGGCCAGACAGTGATAGCAGGCAGATTCGGGTTATACACAGCCGCCCCACCAGAGTGAGACGCGGCAGTTGTTCCGTTCTGCGCTCTAAATACGTTGCCTAGCGTATTCCCGTCTAGGTATCCGTAAGCGATATCTTCGCTATCAATCCTAATAAATCCAGCATACGGCAGACCGGCAGTAGAGCTTAATGTAATCGTCGTCGTGGAAGAGTTAATAGATCCCGACAACGTAGCCCCGGTGGGGCTTACAGATCCTGAAAGTCTCTGAATCCAAACCTGAATAGGCCTAGCTTGCTGTAACTTATTAGGGATCGTAGCGTACGTAGATACGCTAATCCGCGTGATATTTAAGTCAGCCTGTGTGGACGAGGAGTTAGCTCCCGTCCGGATAACTTGCTCTAACAGGTCAATGGTGTCTAAAGGAAGGGCGTACGTATTGAGACCGGGAGTCAACGTAATGGCACCTTGGTTGAAGGTCCACATGTTGATACCACGGTTCTGCCACTCTATCGTCATCAGGTTCATAGACCTGCGGGCTGTACGCAAGTCATAACCTGACCGCATTTCCCGGCCAGCCCTCTCCCACGCCTCCTCGGCAATTTCCGAAAATTCTAAGTTGAATAGCGTGGTGCCGGAGGTGGTCATCTAAATCTCGCTGTCTTTTCAGCTATCTTTTTAGGCTGGGCTACAAACTGCTTGCCTTTGGCTTTCCCGGCTCGCTTGGCCTTCGTAGTTGCTGCGTACTCTTGCGGGCTAAGAGACTTAATAGCTGCCTCTGGGAGATACCGCTCACCCGTCTTAGATGACGGCTTACCGGACTTGGTAGACCATTTCTGGGCTGTCCAGTCCTTGAGCGATTTCTGCGGAGCTTTCATTACACCATTCTGCCGCGAGTTTTGCCGCGCTGCGCTATACCGTCACCGCGATGCACTTTACCGCCATGACTGTAAATCGAATAATACCGGTTACCGCGTTTCTCTACCTTTGCACCGCGCTGTTTTTCAGCCTCAACAGCTTTATCAAACGTTGGGTGTTGAGCGCCTTTTAAAATGACATACGCGCCTTCAGGAAGATTGTGCTTTAAACGATCAGGCTCACTAGCCGGTGCAACCGAACCCCAATGATCGTCTTCTTTGCTGGGCTGCATTTTGTTAGCCCGGGCGGTTTCGTAATCATAATCGTCGCCTTCTGGATCAAAAGGCTTCTTGTTAGTCACGATAACCACCGCCCTTAGCCTTGTATTGCTTAGCAAGAAGCTGGGCCTTACGGCCCGACCATTCTCCTGCACCTGTACCCTGAACCGCTTGCGCCTTGATCTTGTTGAACAAGGCTTTACGCATCCCGGGCTTAGTGTAGTTGCCAGCTTCGTTCACGCGGCTGACTTTACCGCCTTCTGCATACTCGTAGAAAGCAGTATCATCCCGCCGTTGCTTGCGCTTAGGCTTGGGCATTTTACTGGGCATAATTGCGCCCATGCCGCGTGAACTGATCATGACGATCTCCTAGATCATCCGGCCCTTGGTCTTGCCCCGCTGAGCACAGCCATCTGCCCGCTTAGATGCGGAGCCAACAGAACCGCCTTTGGCGTATCCGGCTTCTTGATAAGCCTCGTACTCTCGGGCGGCTTCAGGCACAGACTCACGCATAGCTTTAGCTGCACGGATATCATCCCGGGCAGATTTAGCCATCGTCGGCATCAGGCGGGACAAAAAGTCTTGCTCGCCAGAAATACCTTTCTTCATCATCTCACGGGACTGTTCTAACTTAGCCCGCTCTTTTTCGGTAGGTTTGCGATACGTTGCCATGTCAGCACTTCCCGCCGCCCATCATGCGGACCTGCATAGCTTTGGTCTTGCCTTTCTTGGCAATACCGTCAGCAGCTTTGTGCCCCGGTGCAAGACCGCCGGATTTGTAGGTCATGCCGCCGCCCATCATCTTCTTAGCCATGCCGCCCGCCTTCATCTTGCCTTCGCCATCGGCTGCAAAAGCGGGAACTTTTTTCCCGTCTTTCATAACCATCGGCATACCGCCAGAAGCGTAACCGCCTTTCTTCATGCCCATCTCAGCCATCTCATGCTTGATCATAGACTTGGGAGCGCCTTTCTTTTTCATGAAGGCCACTTCTTTACCCATCATAGCTTTCGATTCTTTCATTTCGCCACCTTGGTTGAATTTACGGCCTTTATCGGCCTGCATGAATTCCTTGCCAACCTTTTGTGGGATGCCAAGGCGTTTAGAAGCTGCGGGGTCATTGGCGACCATCGCCATCAGGTTGTGCTGAGCTTTGGTCTTGCTTGGCATTTGCCCTCCCAGTAAAACCTTTTACTGTGTCGGTTTCCCAGATTCGGATTGCAAACCATACTACGGTTAACACCCCGCCAATCAAACCAACAATAGGCGGAAACCATTGCATAAAACCAGCAACGCCCACAACAACGGCAGCGCCATCAGCAGCGGTTTTGATTTCTTGTGCGTTCATCTCAGCACTTCCATGTTCTCAGACTTTTATTGATCCGACTATTAGGGTCATTTGCGGTCTTCGCGGAAGTCAGCTTCTTCTTCATCCCCGTCATCCGGGCACAGAATGATTTCTTCCTTGAACCGCCTTCTGGCTGCGGAGGCTTCAACCCCGGTTTCCCGGGATTGGCCTTGTTGTAGCTGGCGCGTCCTTTGGCATTCAAACCACCAGAGGGACTTTTGCCTTCTGATCGCTGCCACGCTGGCGTCTTCATGCTTACCCGCAGATGATTGTGCAGAACGTAACGTTGGTCAACGTCACCACACAGTAGTCTTGGTTAGACCCCAGCGTCGTCAAGATACCCTCTGCTGCCATATACAGGCTATTAACCGCAATGGCTGACGCAGGAGTATTTACCTGAAGCCGTAAGGCGCTAGCAAGATCATTGGTGTTGAACTTAATAGAACCTGCGGTGCCGGTTCCAACAAAGTACAAACCTTTGATACGGGTCCGGGGGAGAGCAAGACTGCCCGTCGTGCCGATCTTGACGTTACCCGCCGACGCCCCACTAGCCGTGATTGACTCAACACGAGCGTAGTAGTTCGTAGAGGTTGCAGTGGTAGCGTTAGGCCCGGTAACAACTTCAGTTACAACGGTATTAGACAGATCACCAACCTTAATTCCAGTGATCGTAAACGTAATACCAGAATCATTACCAGCCGAGGTGATAATGACCTTATACCCGTACCCGTTAGGCCCGGCGGTATTAGCTAGCAGAGGCAAAACCCCTGCGCCCGCAATAGACGCATTCGCCCGATAATAGGCATCGTCCGTCGCAGGCGTTACTGCCCATACGTCATATTGCATGACGGACTCCTATTAGGTCAACGCCGCGCCAACAGCCGTCACCCACGCAGATCCGGTGCTGATAACCAAGCAGTACTCGTTATTACCAGCGCCATTGTCACTGATCAAACGAACCTGCCCTGCGTTGCTGGCAGCCGCGGTAGGCAGCGCAGCGGTAAGAATCGGGGTAAGAGCCAAGAAGCTGGAAATAGTAACGCTAGTCACGCTAGAAGCAGCGCCAAGCGTAGCAGTGGTGGTAACAGCACCGGTAGAAGAATTGACAGAGATGGTCTCAAAACCATTCTGCGAACGTACCGGGCCGGAAAAAGAAGTGTTAGCCAT